AGATGCCACGTTCTCGGAGTCGCGCCGAGATAGTTCGAGCCAGCGTTTTCTTCCGCGTTCCCAGTTCCCCTGCCTGCCACGCCGCTTTGATTGCGGCAAGCTCTGCCTGGTGCTCGTCGGCAACCTTTTCGTGCCAGCGTTTGACGCCGTGCCGGATAGTCGCCATCTCGCTACGAAGGTCGTCGAGCAGACCGCCGCTTCGGCTTTGTTTCTTCATGCCTTGGTTCCTTCCCCTCAAGATGAATCCAGCCGTCATCGTCAGGGATTCCACCGCCGGCCACTTCGTCCTCGTCCTCGTCAGAGTCAAACGGCGAGACGTCCGCAGGCGGCTGCGTCTTGGGCTTCGACTGTGATCGCTGGCGTCCCATGCCACTAGGGTGGCAGGTGTGTCAAGCGTTACGCCGGGCGTTGGCGATCGCCCGCCGCACCAGCAGCCGCCCGGCCACGTCGAGGAACGGCAGTCCGCGAGCGGCGGCCTGCTCGCGTAGCCAGCCCACGATGGTGTCGATGTTGGCCTCGCACCACTCGACGCCTTGGCGGTCCATCTCGGCGGCGCGAGCGTTGCAGGAGCAGTCAGGGCTGGCGGTGATGCCGACACTGGCCAGCAGCTTCTTGAGCTCGGTTCCCGCGCCGCCGGCGGGTGGCTGGCCCGTGCAGACACGGATGGATTCCGGCCGTGCCGTCACTTGGCCGCAGACGGTGCAGGCATTGCCAACAAACGTGCACAAACTAGACACTGAAACTTACGGTCATTTCCAAATTGGGAGACCACGAACTCATTTGAGAACCAACGAATTGATTGTAAAAATTGAAAGTGTCCGACTGTGACACAACACCGCCAGTTGCTGAAACAGATCCCAGAGCATCCCATCGCTCACACGGGTACTTGTCGCCAAGCTTTTGCATAACTGCAAGCGGGAATTTGCGAAAGAAAATCCCAAAAGGCCGATTCAAGTCTTCCGACGGAAGATACCCTGTTCGACGATAATTGGAGCCTCCGCTGGGCAAAAACACATCAACAAAAACACCGATTCCGGGCGTTTGATTTGGCCCAAGAGTTGATGACCACGCGACCTCTATTTGTGGCACCTTGCCGGACGTGCTGTAACCGTTACCGTAAGTGTTGTAAATGGTGCCGCAAGGCTTAAACAAACTGTCGTTTGAAAGTGTGTATGTCGCGTTTATTTGTGGCACTTCACAATCAAGTGACACTGTGTATGCTGTATTTCCAGAGCCAAATGTATTTTGGCTGCGCCTTGTGCCACCGGTAATCGACAGCGTTGCGTAGATTTCATTTGGAGCGTTGCAACACCAAGTGCTTTTGCACGCGCAGCAACACGAGCATTTTGACAGCAGCCTGCCAGCCCGAGCCAGCAGCTGTCCAGCTCGAGCCGGTAGCGTGGCCATCAGCAGCTCTCCAAGCCGACGTCTATGTACGAGTCGCCAAACCCGGGACCGATTACGTTCACTTGAGCCGTCGAAAACCGCAGGCTGCTGCCAACAATCGCCACTGATGAAATGACTGTGATTTGCGTTGGCACTGCCACAAGCACCCATCCGCCGTCTTTCACTGCAATTACGCATGGCGTATCATTTCCAGCATTAAATTGCTTTTTGTTGTTTGTTGCCGTGTATTGCGTTCCAGTTACTTCATCAGTAACCGTTTTTGTATCGCCAACACTCCAGTTTCCGGCGAACGTGCCGTAAACGATGCCGCCGCCCATCCGAATCAGAGCCCACGTCGAATCCTTCCACAGCACATGAGCGCCAGCCGCCTTGCCGATGTCCGCCGTCTTCAGCTGCACAACGCCACCAACCGCCACCTTGCCTACTGCGTTTGCCGCTATCGGCTCCACTGCCACGCACCAGGCCGTCGTCGTCGCACTCGGCGTGCCGCCCGTCAGAACTGGCATCTCCTCGAATGACGCTGTAGCGCCACCAGACGACGATGTAGGCGTGATCTCAACGCCAGTGATCGCCAGCACGCCCCAGCGTGCTACGGTCACAGACGGCTTGCAGTACACCCACGTATACGGCTTGAGCACCGTTGAGCCGGCAACACCTGACGTGCCGGCGTGAGCACCAAGCACAAGGTCAGCAGCGTCTTGTGCTCGATTCCACGCACGGGCAGAGATTGCCCCGCGTAGCGGCTGGCCCGGCTCTAGGCGACCGTCTGGGCGAGGCATTAGGTGGTTCCTATGCCAAGCAGCGAGAAGTCGGAATCCTTGTAGACCTTAGAAACGTAGACAGCCTTGGGCTGCTTCAGCAAAGTGCTGCCCGACACGGCATCTTCATACCGCACCCACAAGTAGTCGTGTCCCTTTTTGCTGATGCCGGAAATGCTGCCAATTGTCTGTCCTGTGACGTTCTTTGACGCCACGAAACGGAACGACAGTGACCACGTTCCTTTGCCTCTCTGATCGTCCCATTCCTGCGAACCGGAGCACCCAATAAACAAAACTTCGCCGGCTTCAAAACCGCGAAATGATGCGTTGTTCGTTGTCCCGGTGACGCCAGCTACGCCACGAATCCACGCACTAGTCACGTAGACGTTAGGAACGTCGTACTGCTCCTGCCATTGCAACTGTGGCACTACTATATCAACGCCGTTGACGCCATTGGAATCAACGCCAATGGCTCCGCTCATGTTCGTGGCAGACGACGGGAACCGATTCTCAAAGTCCAGCGTTCCGCCAGAACCGACAGAACAAGCCTGCGTAATGTGCTGCGTGCCGCCGGTCGTATCAAAAGACCTTGAACGCTTCAGCGGCTCAGTGCCATCATCGACACCGTCCTTTGAGTAGCTGATCGTTAACTGCCAAGCATTGTCGCCGAGAAACGAGACAGAGTAAGACTCTGCCATCAGCTGCATTCCAGACGCGCCCGGGTACTGCCAATAGCGACCGTTGGCGCTGATCTCTGCGTTTACCGCAGCGTGCAGCACCGTATCGTCGGCAGTGCCGAAGATCTTGTACGACTTCTGGTAGGACGACGCAGCCTTCTTGCCCTTGCGGACAATCGTCGCTTGCCTACTGTCACCGTCCTCTACCCAAACAAGGTCTGCCATTATGCTGCCACCTTTCCGCCGCCCTGGCCGACAAGTTCCTTGACACCCTTCGCTGTGTCTTCCGCAGCCTTCGCCGTGCGTTCAGCGAGCGATGAACCGAAGCCCATGCCGCCAAGGTTGACGCTTGAGAACGTGCCGGCGACTTCGGCCTTACTGGTGGCGGACTGATCGCCAGCAGCAGCTGCACCGGCGGCAGCAGTCGCAAGGCTGCCAGTAGCCGTCGCAGTCAGATTCTCGGCGGCAGTATCAAGAGCGTCCGACAACGCCTGCTCTTGCTCGCTCGTCAGCTTGCCAGAGTCTCGCATGGACGTGAACTTCTCGCCGAGACTTCCTGTTCCAGCCAGCTGGTCAAGCGAAGTGGCTCCCGTAATGTCTCCCAGCAGCGTCTTGACGTCACGAGCATTCGTCTGGCTGGCGACGAGCGAGCCAAGCCTGTCTTCCGCCGCCACAACGCCAGCACGACGGTCGGCTGCTCGCTTGGCGTTCTCGTCCTGTCGTGCAGCCTTGTCGGCCTCGGCACCAGCCATGATGGCACCAGCTCGCTGCTGCCTCTGCGTCTCTGCCTGTGCGTTCTCAGCCGCCGCCTTGTCCGTGCGAGCGTTTACGCCGGGGCGTTCCTGCATCCTCTGCTCTGCCCGTGCAGCGTTCTCGTCCTTAATGTCCTGCACCCGCTGCTCAGTGTCCTTTGCTCCCGTGATGAAACCCTGTACTCGAGTCCATGCGATCTGGATGCCAGCAACAAGGTTGTCAAACGTCGCCATGACGCCGTTTGCGATGTTGTCGAAGAAGCCCATGATGAAGGCACCCATCGTGTTCAGAATCGCAGCCGAGTCTGTGTACAGCTTGTCCCACGCGATGTAGATGCCTGACCCGATGTCTGTGAACACGTCTTGAAACGCAGCAACCCACGGGTCAACGTAGGACATCAACGCTTCCGTGCCACGCAGCCAGCCGGCGACAAGCCCAGCCCAGAGGACGTCCATCGCACCGGACAGGTCGCCAGCAGCGACGGCTTCGTAGACGCCATTGAAGGTGGTCGTGGCTGTAGCGGCGAGGTCGCCCAAGACGACAATTCCGTCAGAGACGGCTGGCCCAAAACCCTCGCCGATGGCTCCTGCCGCCTGCTGGACGAGAGAAGCCACCGGGCCGAGGGCCGCACCAATCTGGTCTTTGAACTTGTACAGAGCAAAGACCGCCGCGCCGATGCCAGCCGCAACCAGCAGCACCGGGCTAGCAAGGGCAGAAAAGAGACCAAAGCCCTTTAAGACAAGACCAATGCCGCCGCTCAGTCCTTGCAGCGAATAGCCAACAGTCACCATTGCGGCACCGACGCCAATAGCTGCCGCAGCAACCTGAGCGAACAAGACGACCGCTTCCTTGTTATCCGTCGCCAGCTTTGTCAGCCCGTCAATGAACCCAGTGATGAACGGCACGACGCTGGCGAGAGCCGGTGCCACGGCGTCAGATACGGCGATAGCCATACGCTGCAATGCTGCAAAGACGTTGCCAGCAGAGCCGGCAAGACCGGACATGAGCATCTTGTACTTCTCGCCAACCGGCAAAGCGGACTTCATCGCGTCTCGCATGCCCTTAAATCCGTCCACGCCAGACGTCGCAAGAATCGACGCGGCACGGATTGCATCAGCACCGAAGATACGGCGGAAGATGTCATCCTTCGCCGTCTGGTCTAGCCCGCCCATTGCCTGATTGAGCGTGCCGATGATGTCCACCATCGGTTTCATCTGCCCGTCAGCGCCACGGAACGATGCGACCGAAAGCCCAAGCTGGTCAAGAGCACCAACGGCATCATCTGCCGGTGCCATGAGCCGCATGAGCATCGTCTTGACGCTGGTGCCTGCGTCGCTTCCCTTCACGCCGTTGTTGGCAAGGATTGCCAGCGTCGCCGACAAGTCCTCAATGCTCTGCCCAGCCAGGCCGGCGACGGCAGACGACATTGAAAACGCTTCCGACATCTGAGCGATTGACGTACTGGATGCGTCAGCAGCCGAGGACAACGCATTGGCAGCAACGTCAGACGACACCTTGAACACGTTCATGGCGTCCGACATCACAACAGCCGCCTGGGCGACGTCCATCTCGCCGACCTTGGCGAACTCAAGAGCCGTCTTGCCAGCACCGCCAAGGACGCTATCAAGCGACATGCCTGCCTTCAGCAACTCAAGCATGCCTTGAGCCGCTTCGGTCGGACCGACGCCGAGGGCCTGTGACATCTGCATTGCAGACGCCTTAATCTTGTCAATCTCGCCAGACGTTGCACCCGTGCTCGCCTTGATGTTCAGCAGCGTTGACTCAAACGCCGCGCCCTGCTGCACGGCAGCGGCAATCGGTGCCGCCATGCCAATGCCAGCAGCTGCGAGACGCCCGCCACCCGAGGCGAGCGAGCGGCCCATATTGCCGAGCGACTTGTTGACCTTGGTCAGCGCCGAGAAGAACTTTCTCGGATCGGCACCGATCTCGACAAATACGCCACCGGCTCTGACTGCTCCCGCGCTCATACGTGTTTCTGCCAGTCTTGCCCAAAGAGGCGTTTTAGGTCATCAGGCGTCGCCTGTCTCGGCTTTGGTTTCTTTGCGTACGGATTGAGCTTTCGAGGGTCTGCCTTCGGAGAGTTCTTGTCGCGGTTGATGTTCGCTTGCTGTGCTAGAAGGTTGGCAGTGTGCCACCAGTCGTGCTCTAGGCGGCTGTCGCGAGCTGCGAAGAGCTGTCTGACGGTCCACTTGCCGGGATGGACTCCGAGGATTCCGGCTGCTTCCCAGATGGCGTCCCAGACGCTCCTGCTAGGCTCTCCAGCGTCGCCTTCTCCAGTCCCGCCTCCGCTCTGCCGAGCATCTCGTTTGCCACCTCGTCCATCTTGGACGCGAGAAGCCCGATCATCTTTCGGAGGCGCTGCGGGAAAAAATCGACAAGTTCCTGCTCTAACGCTTTCGTCGCAGCGTCCAGAGAATCGCCACGCAGCCCGTCAAGGAAGTCTTCCCGCGAGAGCCCCTTTGTCTCGACTTGCTTGGTCAGCAGTGCGTAAAGGATCTCGCCGATCTTCGCGTACTGGCTGCGAAGCACTTGGAACGTCTGCGAGATGTTCGCGGCATCGACCATGTCGAACGGCACAGCCTTTCGCTCGCCCGTCTGCTCATCCACGACGTCAACGGTGACGTTGTCGCGGATACGCAGGGCAGAGGCGACGGTCAACGCCACCTGCCACGGCCTGCCCTGGTCGTCCCTAAACTCACGCATTCCACTACCTCTCCAATCTTGGATCAGTCATCTTTCCTTCAAGCGTGAACGTCGCCACGCCGTCCACCGGGTCGCTCTCGCTGATGCCGGTCAGCACGGCAAGGAACGAAAAGCCAGCGACGCCGCCAAACACTTCAAACGTCCCGCCCGTGTGCATCTTCTGAAACGCCGTACCAAGATCCGCAGCGTCGTTCAACTCGACGCTCACGGTGCATTCGTAGCCCGTGCTGTAGGTAGCTGCGTAGCGACTGCCGTATGGATTGACTTCAATAGTGCGAGCCGACTCTGTCAGCGTCACATTGCGAGCGCTGGCGATGTATCCACCATCAAGCATGATGGTGCAGTCCTTCCCCAGCGTGATCGCCATTTAAAATTCCTTGAGCGACACGTTGTAGGTAACGGCACCATCAATGCTGATGTTTTCCGAGACGCTCATCACCGAGTAAGAGCCGGATGTTCCGGCAGCGGTCAGCGAAGAGATGAGTCCATCGGGATCGTGGCACTCGATCTCCCACGTCTTGGTCACGAAGCCAGCCTTGGCAACCTTGCGGCCAGGAGCACCGGCAGAACCGCCGATGTTGCTGCGGTTGCTGATGTCAATCGTCTCGCATTCCTCAGTGAACGTCGCCGAGATGATGCCTTCGCCAACCGGAGGTGCGGAAGAGTCCTTGCCAAGCGAAATAGCCATGTGTGATTGTTCCTATTCGTGGGTGTTAGGCGCTGACGGTGCGGGAACCGCTGACGGTGAAAGTTGCAATGCCGTCGAGGGGTTGAGACTGTGCCACGTTTGTGCAGATGTAGGTTGCGTTGCCGGTCTGCGTTCCGCTGATCGTGAACGTGCCGCCGACGCTGACGCCGGGGGCGTCAACGCACTCAAGTTCAATCGTCTGCTCAATGAGAGCCTTGCGGAACTTGCGTGACGTGTCGCCGAACTTCGTGACGTCAACGTCTGACGCAGAGTTGGTGACGGTGCAGGAGCGAGCGTTAGAAACGCCCGTAATCGTCACGTCCTTGCCGAGCGTGATTTCAACTGTGCCAAGTGCCATTTGGTGCCCTTGTGTGCGAGTGCCAGCGGTGCGGCTGGTTAGCTCACGGTATGGGCAGCAGGGCTGAATCTAGACCGGGTATGCCGTCGCTAGTTCTTCGCCAGCATGTTCCGCCATTTCTCGTTGGCCTTGCGGACGGCTTCATCTACACGCTTTGATCCTTGCATGTAGGGGCGGGCAGGGTATCGAGCCACTCTGGTGATACTCGTCTTTTCCCAGTTGCGGCTGTAGCGGAATCCGCCCTTATTCGTCACCCACTG